CCGCGTTCTACACGTAGTGTTTCTAAATCCAGTCCAATACTTAATCCTTCGATTTTTTCCAAATAGCATATACCTCCTTTCTATCAAGGTAGGTCTAAAACTGAAGTAACTCGTTTGGGTTTATTTTTTTCTTCTAAGATGTCTAAAACAAAAGTAAAGGGCATATTTAGAAATTCATTAACGTCTTTACCTTGTTCTGTCCATTCTCGAATGAGCTTGTCCATATATTCCTTTTGTTTAGCGAAAGAAAAATCCTCATCCGTTAATTCTTCTTCTCCAGGAACTTTTTTGTTTCATCATTCTGGTGACCTTGTGCAATAAATAACACTTGATCCTGTAACATGTTCATATAGTCCGGTCCATGAAATCTCTTGCGTAAATCACTGGAAGTAAATTGTCCAGCATATAATTTATTTACAACGAATTTTTCAAGCATCTCTGCAGATTCTTTTTCTTTTAATTTCTTTGCTTTTTCTTCATCTTGCATCTGATCAGCTAAATCAAGCGCTTCATACGTTACCTCAGCTGGTAAAAACGGAGAAGTCCAGTACGTGTCGAATTGGATTTCTGCACCTTTCATTGCCTCTTTTGGATTTTTTACAAGTTTAATCATATTTCTTTTTAAATTAGCCATTTTATCTATCTCCTCTTTTTTTAGTTAATAAAAACGGAGCAGAATTAACCTGCTCCGATGCTTGTTAAATCCCTGAGCTTAATTTAACCCCAGGTTAGTGATATCGTTTCGTCAGTCCTGGAATCTAAACTAAGATTTACGGGTGTATTAGGGTGTTTCTGGTTCTTCTGGTTCTGTTTCAGAGTCGGGATAAGGTTTGCCAAAGATTGCTTGGAAAATCTCATCTCGTACCTCTGTTTCTCCCGGAGCATCCTCCCCACTTAAGCGCATCACACGTTCGTTTTGAATTACGCGTGACATAAACTCTCCTTCTACTTCTTCATTACCGAATTCTATTGATTCTTCTTTAGTCGTTCCGCTTACAGAAGGCATTGTGAATTTTCCTTTTGCCAAACCATACCACCCTTTGCCGCCATCTTGATCTTCGATAGTAAAAACAATAGCTACATAAGGTGGATTGGAATCTGGACCATAAGAGCTTAACTTTCCAATTTTTTTCAACCCGAAAATTTTATCTTTGTCCTCTTGAGGTATCTTATGGAATGAACCACTTACTGTCATAGGACCATTTGATGTAGCCATTTCGGCAACTTCGCCATCACCAAATGCTTTTTCAATTTCTTGCTGTGCTTCCACAGTGATTTCCTTTAAAAATTTTACGCGCTCAATGTTATCAACTACTTTGTCTGTACTATCTAACACAGCGTAATGGAAATCGTTTACGTTAATTGATGCTTTATACGTTTTCTCTGGCATATAAATCTCTCCTTTTTTTAACTAAAAAAAAGACACCTAAAAGGCATCTAAATCTTTTCTGTATAATTTTCCTCTGTATCTTCTGGCATCCCGCCAAGTTTTTGTTCTTGAATCATATTCCGGATTCATGCTGCTCACGTGCTTAAAACGCAACTCATCCCACATTATGCTTCTGATTTCCCTTGCTATCGCATCACGTTTAGTTCTTCCATCCTCTCCCTGTGTCCACACTTCAATGTGAATGAAATAATCAGATGTAAGCCAAACATCATCCGCATAATCAGATGGAGAATCTGGATTCACTTCATCAATCACAATAATAGGACCAGATTTTTCTCCAGATTCGGGATACTCACAAAATTTGAATCTGTCCTCAACTTCTGATTGTATAAAGGGATTCGATATCAAAATTTTATAAACTTCATTTAAAATGTCCATCAAATCCCCCTTTCAATTGCTTTTCTAACAGCCCTTATATATTCTTTTTCAGCATTTTGCATTGTTCTTGCAATCGCACCCTTACCACGTGGGTTCGGATTATTTACTGTCCCCCACTCATTAAGATGGATAATGCGGTACCGATTTTTCGGGCCACGCCAATGGATTTTTATTATTCGGTTTCCACCAACTGTCATCGGCTTTGAAATCGTTATTTCATCATAACTAGCCCCAGTATCTTTCCAACTGGCAAATTGTCTTCTTAACTCTGCCACAAATACCCTTGCACCTTCTAATAGAGCCGCATCAGTAATACGTTGCATGTTTGCTTTGCCAAATCTTCTTTCTAATTCGGCTATTAATTTTTTTTGACCTGTAACCTTTACTCCCATGCCACCAACTCCGCAATAACTGTGATAAACTGCTTGTCTTGCATGTCGGGTTGTACACTTTTAACATTGTATCTTTTCCCTTTAAATGCATTATCTTTAATTTCAATATAATGTTTGTTGCTTGGGGTATAGGTTATCCTTGGATCTCTCATAACAATAGTTAAATCTTCAAGAGTTCCATTGGTTTTAGCTAATTCAATATCTTTTAACCAAACAGAATCAATCTTTGCCCAGCAGTCGTACAGCCGTTCTTTTTCATCTTCTCCTGGTTCTGGACCCTTTTTGGGGATATATTTATAAAAAGAAACGCGTGTTTTTAAATCACTTATTCTAATTCTCCTAGCCATCAAATCACCAACTTTTCAGTTGCAGAATGATAGACTGCAATCCTAGTGTTAGTTTTTGTGGCAAATCATCAGAAACACCTGTCCTGTTTTCGTACCAATGAGTTACAAGCATTAAAATCCCCAGTTTATAAAGTTGTGATTCTTGCTCTTCCACACCAGCACCAGTCAGATATTCTTTTGCTGAATCAATAAAAAGAGCAAGACTTGTATCGTCCTGCTCTCCATCAATTCTTAAATGTTCCTTTGCAAGTTTAAGCAATTCATTCATCATGCTCCACCTTCTTTACGGCTTCTACATACTTAGCAGATACCCTGTCTCTATTAACAAATGACAAATCATCATCAAACGGAGATGTATCTATATATTTCCCTTTGAAAAATAAGTCTTTGTCCTTTTCAGTTGCGCCTGCATTGTGCATGATTTTTGTTCTATGCCAACGCTCCAATGGGTCTGTTGCCCAGCAAAATTCCATTTCGTTAGATACTTTTGCACCGATATTAAAATACATCATATTCCATAACTGCGCCCACATTTCAGCTGTCCATTTTTGGATGTTAGAATCAAGGTTTTCAAAATACTTCCAAATCTTGTTAGAGTCCTCATATACCTTTTTCCAATACTCCACTGACGGATTTTTAATAAGCCATTGAGCGCCGCCAGAATTATGATTAATGGTTTCTAACGACTCAACGGTTACGCAAACGATGCTAGCCATCTCTCGAAGAACAGTCTCTCCGTTTTTGCATTGGCGGATATAATCAAGGCTTAAATATCCGTTACAGTCACTGCAATACCACACATCATTTTTTACTGGTAACTTGCGAAAATCCAATTTTTCTCGGAATATGACATCAGAATCCATATAGAAGTACTTCCCTTTTTCTCTTGATGCATCTTCTTCAAGATATTTCCACCACAGATAAGGCTTAATACTTGGAATATATGACTTATCATCACGAGAATCCTCATAAACGTGTGTTTCTACACCGTATTTATTTTTAAAATAAACAGGAATAGCATCGTCCCACTTTTGGAAAAGCAGAACGATGTTTTTTATTCCGTGCGCTTTTAAGTTTGTCAGACACACGTCTAATTCCCATTTAAACCTGTTTGTAGCAGGCTGGCATAGGATGTATTTCATTATTCATTCCCGCCTGCGTCCTCTGTCGTCGTTGTTGTCGTTGTTGGTTTCACCGTTGTTGTCGTTGTGCTAGTCGTAGTAGCTTTTGTCGTCGTTGTTGTTGTCGTCGGCTTTTCTGTCGTTGTTGTAGTAGCCTTCGTTGTTGTACTGGTCGTGGTAGGCTTGGTCGTTGTTGTTGTCGTTGCATTTGTCTTAACTATCAACGGCTCAGACAACTCACTCTCTCCATGTTCGTTTTCGGCAGATACTTGATACTTATATTCAGTATCTGCCTTTAAACCAGTGTCTTTGTATTCTTTTTTCTCCAAATCACTAGCGATTTTTTCATCGTCTCTATATACATTGTAAGTTAAAGCCATTTATAATCCCCTTCCTCTTTTTAATAGCCCTGTTTAAAGGCTAGTTCCATTTAAGCGTTGTTTGCTTATCGGTTGTACCACTAGCCTTTAAATTTACGGGCCGCTTAGGGAGTTTCCTCTTTTGCAACTTTAGCAATACGGAATGCAGAATCTAGTAAACGTTGCTGGTCATACCAAGCTGTTAAAACAAACAAATAGTTTCCTGCATCAACGTCTTTGTCGCTATCATAAGTCATAGCATCATAATTAATCTGGAAGTAGTTAAAATCACCAACAATAGGATTAATTGCACCATCTGCAAATGTAACTGGTTTCCCTAATACTTTTTCTGGCGGCGCATCGAAAAATGAAGTATTTCCATTAGATAATGCCTTAACAATTTTCATATAGTCAGCAAAACGCATCACGATTTGAGCATTATCACGATAAGCTTCGTGCAAATCTGAAATAGAATTTGTAATAGCTTCATACAAATCTTCGCCACTTACACGTTTTACATCTGATTCATTATAAAAAGACATATGGCCAAGACCTGTTTTCGGATCTTCGGAAAGCGCATCTTTCTTTTCTTTTCCAGCTAATCCAGAACGTAATGCATTATCGACAAAGCTTGTCAATTCCACATCAGAACCATGAACTACTGTATCGGAAAGTTTTACTTTCACTTTAAATTTGTTACGGCCAAATGTAGCTGTGTCACCTTTCAGTTCAATTTCTTTCGCTGTTTGTTTGTCGTCAATAAAATCATCGTCATCAATTGAATAAGCGATTTTAGGTACTTCTAACCCTTTAATTGCAGTTGTTTTAGCCACTTCGCGCAATTGATTTTTCTCGAACGGTTCATGCACCAACTCTTTTTGCATATTTGTTGGTAAGAATTTGTCTCCACCAGTTTCGTTTCCTGCCGGAATAGCAATCAGTTGCTTAGCCTCATCACTAACTGGACGGCCCTGGATAGATGCACGGATAAATTCTGCCTTAGCTTTAACCATTTTTTCTTCTTGTCTAAGACCTTCAAAACCAGCACGTTGTTGTTGTGCTTGCTGTTGGCTGAATTTCGCTTTTTGTTCTGTTTCCATTTGATCATGCTGTTCTTTAATCACATCGAAACGTGCTTTAAGGTCATCTTTGGATTTTTGTAGTTTTTGAATTTCCTCCATAGATGCAGAAGGATCAATTGCTTTTTGAGAAAGATCTCCCTCTACTTTTTGTAGTTGCTGCCCGATCGTGGACATGTTTTGCTTTAGTTCATATAATGTTTTGTCTCCAAAATGCTGTAAATCAAGTTTTAAATATTTATTCATTATAAAATTCCTCCTAAAATTGTTTTTGTATATTCTAAATTAGCTTTTGCTTCATCAGCAATTCGCTGTCTTTCTTGCATTTCTGTTGCGCTGATTTGTCGACTTGAATTGTCTTGGAACTCCTCCGGAACATCCCCATAAAGTAATGAAGGCTCTAAATTAGCAGCAACATCTTTTGTTTCTTCTAAAACCGTGATGTCAAAATATTTAGTTGCTTCCGTAGAATTCAACCAAACATCTTTTTCGCCAAGAAAATCAGACAAAACTTCATCTGTTAATTGCTCTGTTCCTTTAGACTTGTAAGCTGGAACACAAGTGCTGGATTCAATCTTATCCAACCACTCCGCTTTATCTCTTAGCACGTTTGCGTTGGCACCAAAAAGGAAATTTATCATTGGTTTATGAACCATTAGCAATGCGTTTTGATACATATAAATGTTATCTGCTGCCATTATGAGAAATGAAGCAGCAGATGCAGCTAAACCATCAATATATGCGTTAATTGTCATTCTTGATTTAGCTCTTTCTAATTGACTCATCATAGCAATAGTTGTAAAGACAGAACCGCCAGGAGAATTGATATACATGTTTAGAGTTTTTACATTTGAATCAAGAGAATCTAATTCTTTTGCAAAATCAATAATGCTTACATCTGATTCATCCCATTTATCACCAGAAACTATTTCACCATAAATAAAAACATCAGCTTCGTTTTTGCCAGCCGATGCTTTTATCTCCCAAAAATTATACTTTTTTTTATTTTTGTTCATTGTTCTCACCTCCTTTAGAGGTAGTTTTTCTATCTTTAGGGTCCATATCAATTGGGTATAGATCACCGGACACCCATAGCTTGTCAGCATTCCCGCCAACTGGTGGTAAATCCTCAAATCGTCTTACTTCATCCGGTTTCATTCCTCCGGTCCTAAGCATTGTTTGATAAAAAGCTGTTCTTGCAGCTGTATCACCTCTAAGCAAACCCATGATATTAAACTTAAAGTAATATCCTTTTTTGCGGTCTTCTTCTGAAAGTAATTTTCGGTTAAATTCCTGCTCGTATTGCGTTGTTGTAGGTGTTAACGTCATTTGTACAAACTGAATCATCATCTGTTCGTTAGAAGAATAACTCTGTCCCTCTGATTCGTTTAGAAAAGAAACAGGTACATTAAAAACATTAGCCACTCTCGTTTTGGTAATCTGTTCAGACTTCAAAGTATCAGATGCAAAATATTTTCTTTCGAGGCGATTTATTTCTACACCAGGTTCTTCAAATAAAATCCCGCCATTTTCTCGGTAAAAGTCTCTGAAACTTTCAGTAACACGCTTTTGCTTTTCTTCATCAAGATTAGCATCGTATTTTATTTTGAAACTGTCTTTCTTTTCCATTTCAGAAAGGCTAAACTCTTGAACAGCTCTGTCATATTTCAGAGTGTTTTTCAGAACTTCAATGGGGTTAATTCCTTTCCATCTAGAAGCACCAGTAATATGCTTTACATGTAGCATATTCATGTTATGGAAATAATAAGTTCCACCTACGCCAGTAATTTCATACCACAATGATTCATCATCACTATTTATAAATGGAGTGACATAAGATGGATCAATGGGAATTAGAGCCTCCGGTTGAAAACGAATGTCACGCATTATAATTGCGTATCCGTTCCCAGTTTCGTTTCTGGAAACCTCCATCTTGTTGATGAAATCAGAACGGTGCATGTTTGGATTAGGATTGTTAATAAGAACATCTGACGCTTGATTATGCTTTACATCATAATCCTGGTACATTTTCAAAGGTAAAGATGCCAATGTATTAGACAATCTTGTAATAACACTGAAAATCGTTTCATTCGTTGCCAAATTGCTATTATCAATACCCCAGAACTTGCGACCAACCCAATTGGAGAAATCATAAGTTTTCCCTTGCCATCCCAAATAAGCACCAACAACTTTTTGTTTAATTCTTTGATAAAATCTCAAATCGTAACCACCTCCTTTTATTTAAGCAAATCATTAACAGATATAAACTTTATGTTTCCTTCACCTGTTGGTTTGGATAACATGTTCATTACTTGTGTATGAGCATTCAATGCAGCTGCAAAACCGTCAATTTTACGGTTAGCGCTTTGTTTAGTAGGCATCCAGTTACTGTTACGGTCTTTTACCAGTTTTACGTTGCTTAAATACCACCTAAATATTTTACTGTTATTAAAAATTACTTTTCTATCAAGCATCATTTCCTTAAAATTTTGCATCGACCCGCCCAAAGTTAAAAACCCTTGTATTACCATTTCTGTTTGGAATCCATAATTTTCAAGAGATTTGTTTAGATAAAGAGCTTTTGCTCTGTCATATGTGATGAGTTTGATGTGATATTTATTAGATTGCTCGACAAACCAGTCATAAACATACTCATATTTAACATAATCACCAGGAATGACCGTTAAATCCCCTGCTTCTTTCCATTCATCTAGCCGTCTTTGATTTCCGTCTTTATCGTATCGCGCCTGTGGTATCCACGAGTGAGAGAGGATAAATACATCTCCATTTTCCAAAGGGAATTCAAGCGCTGCTGCCGTGAAATCTTCTGTTTCAGATAAATCATAACCACCGATACATTCTTTCCCTTCAAGTTCCTTAATATCAATGGTTTTATCATTCTTATTGATTGTTTCATTCTCAACAAAAGATAATTCATCCACATTGCTGAATAAATTGAACTGTTTTGTCATCCAATCTGCTCGTTCTTGTGGACTTTTTCTTTCTTTTTGCCAGTCGGTTACAAGATTTACGAAATCCATTAATCCTATATTCGGGTTAGCTTTTATCCATAATTCCGGGCGATCAGCTTCTTTTGGATTATCTAACTTAGCAATATAATAAAAAGTCCTCTCATCCAGATTGTCTTCCAGATTCTCAAGGCATTCTTTCCCGTTATCAAAATACTGCATCAATGGACCATCTAATACATATCCAGCTGTCGTAATGTAGATAATCAATGGCTGTTTACGAGCGCCACGAGATTTTTTTATAACATTTATAAGCTTAAAATCTTTAAACTCGTGAATTTCATCAAAAATACCAAGATGAGTGTTTAATCCATCTAATCGTTTACTGTCGGAAGCCCTTGCCTGAATCTCTGAAAATTCCTTTTCAAATTTAATCCTGTTTCTTTGTGCTTTGTATCTTTTCGAGAGAAACGGAGACTTTTCAACCATTGCCTTGGCTTCGTCAAAAAGTTCATGTGCTTGTTGTTCAGCGTTAGCAAGAACGTATATTCTCGCCCCATTTTCCTCATCAAAACCTAACATGTAGTTGGACAAACCACTAATTTTTGTTGTTTTTCCATTTTTTCGAGCAACCATGTCTAATGCTTCTCGGAAACGTCTAATCCCAGTATCCTTATGAACCCAACCAAAAAGAGACCCAATCACGAAATGTTGCCATGGCTGCAACACTAACTGATCGAAGTCTCCTTTTGATGGTTTGCATTTTTGCTCAATAAATCTTATAGGTCTATGACCCTTCTCTTCATCAAAAACCCACGGAAAATCATCACTTCCCTGTCTATCAAGGTCTCTCATGTGGCGTTTTGCTGCTGAAATGTTTTCTTTACTTGCCGGGATTGAACCATCAATTAATCTTTCGGCATACCAGGTTGTTAAAAGTTCCGGATACGGTTTTACTAAAATCCCGCCCCAACTTTTCTGTTCTTCTACATAACCCGCCCACCATCTTTCGAGTTCTGAATAGCTCATTTCAATTAACGGTTTAGAAATCGTCATCGTCATCATTGTCACCCTCTAAATTAATAGCCAATCTCGCTCTAGCTGATGGGGATAGACCTAAATCAGATGCAAAAGAACGCATTTGCGCAGCTGTATCTTTCATTCTTAAAATAAAGGGGTTCGGCTTTCCGTCAACCCACATCCCTTTCTGTTTAACTTGGCGTTTGAATGATAAGTACTGCGAGTATGCGTCACAGTAAAGAGCTAGGTGTGCAACGTCGGCATCGTTTATCAATTCGACTTCCAAAAGCAAATCTGCTACTCTTTTAAATTCTTCTTGTGCGGTTTTATCGAGCCAGGAAGGTGGAATAACATGATCCGCACTCATTTTCATCTTTTCTTCTCGCTCTGCTCTTCTTTTTAGTTCAGTAACATTCTTCTTTGCTGGATTTCCCTGCAATAGTTGCAATTTAGCTGGTTTTGTTGGTGTTGGCATGTTAACCCTCCTTTCTCTCAAAAACGTTTCACAAGCCTTAAAAATAATTGATGGGCGGTGTTATTGTAAAGAAAGCTCCCCTGCTCGGTCCCCATGGCCTCTTCCTCTTATTTTCATTGCAGGGGGGGCTATCTATCTGTCAGAGTTGTGTATGCTTTTGACGCAATTCATTTTGGTATCTTCATTCTCTGTATGAATCGTATATCTCAATTGTCTCATCGTTTAATAAAACTAATTGCTCTTCGACGGCATACTTTAATTCGAATAAATCTTCTAATGAATTAATTTCCACTATCAGACATTCGGCTCCAAATAAAGGGTTTTTTGTGCATTCGTATTTAATGCCGGCGTCATCTAATGATTTCTTATGATGCGACATATCGGATGACGAACTTAATAACTCGAATTCATTATCTTCTTTTGCATATTCAGTAATGGCAGTACTATTACATTTCGGGCATTCGAGTCTTCCTATATCTCTAGGCGATGTTTCTTCCCATCCACATTCTTCATCTAAGCAGTAACTCAATGTAAGTTTATTCTTCATCGCCTCATCACCTCTCATTAATCAATATCTTCATTAGCGGCAAAGACAACTACACCTTTAGGTATCTCCTTCTCTTCCGCCTTTCCTTTTCCCGGATGATACTTGTTGTGGCACCGATGACATAAGCATTCAAGGTTGTTAACATCCAATGCCAACTCAGGATAATCCTTTCGTTCTTTGATATGATGGACAACATCATACTTAGTTATCTTCCCTTGCCTCAAGCATCGCTGACATAAATACTTGTCCCTTATGATTACAATCTTTCTGCACCTAAGCCAAGCCTTGCTCTTATAAAAGCGTCTGGCTTCTCTGTCACGCTTATACTTGTCGTAGCGTTGCTGGCTGTTCATGGGCTTGTTGTGGTCAGTAGAGTGCATTCTCCCCAACCCTGCGTTCTATGCGATTAACAGTAGGCTGTTCATTGCCTGTCTCTTGATACTCGATGACATATTCTAATCCGCCCATATCAGTAGCTGTACCTGTTTCCCATTCAAATTGAATGTTCTTTTTATACTTAACTTCCTCACCTTTATAAATAACTTTCGGCACAGAAGATTCGTCCTCCAACTCAATGGTGAGTAATGGTTCTGTTTTCCTCTTTCCGGGTTTATCTTTAGCAAAAGTATCAACAAGTTTTGATGTGATTGAGTCTTTCTCTTTGCTTTGTTTATAAAGATTCTCATAACCACATTTCAAAGCATCGGAAACACCTATATCACTTTCGGACTTATAATATAATGTACTTATATTGACAGGGAATTTAATAGCATAATTAATATCCAATACATCAGAGACCTGTTCAGGGATTCCAAGAACATAATCACACGATACATCTGTTACTCCAGAAGGAAGCCAGTCAATATCTTCTTTGATTCTTACTCCATACTCATTCAGCAACCCATTAAACATTGATTCGGAAACATGAGGATAACGTCCTTTCAAATACTCCATCGCTTCTTTAGAAAAGAATAATTCACTCATTCTGATTCACCACTTTCACAAGAATGTAAATTCAAATCACGCTCGTTTTCTTTTGGCAACTTACCTCGACCGGCTTCATAAATTCTTTGCATTTCCGGCGTAGGTCCTTCTGTCACTGTAATTAAATTCTTGCCGTCAACTATTTTAGGTTCATTCATCATGATTCCTCCTTCACATCAGATGGATAAGAAACTTTAATGGTGGTTTCTGTTGCTTTTGTTTCCAAGTCCTTTAATGCAGCAGTGGCTTTTCTTGCTTCTCTTTGTATTGCTTTTAATCCAGTGAGTGCATCATTAAAATCAACATCTATTGTGATACTTCCAACTGATTTACTTTTATTACCTGATTCATTTGGTTCAGGCAATTCTCTTAATTGATAACTCGTACTCATTGCTGATACTCTTTTACCTATCAATCTTTGCAATAGTATTTCAACCTCATCAATTAAAACCCTGTTAATACAAGGATTTCTTAATGGCAAGTCATCTGGTGTAATTGGATAAGGAATTTCCAAATCCATTTCTTTTGCTTGTTCGTATATAATCTTCGCCATGCGTTTATCAGCGCAGAGAATATACAATTGCTCCCTGAATGCCATTCTAATTAATTCTGATGTCTTTCCACACATTCTCTTTCCTCCGATTACTTCGCACGACTTATTGTCTGCCATGATAATCATCTCCTTTTATGCAAAATAAAAAGACACCTCAATCAAGAGATGCCTCTATGTATTAATAAAAAAAGTAGTGCAGCCCTCGTAAAGAACTGCACCCAATTAAGATGTGGACGACGTATGATTTTTCCGCGGTCACACGTCTACATAGTTACTACAAATAATTGTTTCATACGCACATATAGGATGTGTTATTTAGGGAAAATCCCTATACTAGCATAATAACTGGTTTTTACACCTCAAAAGTGACATGATAGTGACATGGTTATCTCCATCCTAATACCTCCACAGTTGCTTGAATAATTTCATTTCTCCAACGCATGGCTTGTCTTTTACTTACATTCAGCTCCAGAGCTATGCCATCCCAAGTCAACTGTCTATTCTTCGACCAATACTTTAATCTTACTAACTGTTTATAATTATCTGGTAATGCATTATATACCTGGTCAATAGCATCCACAACAGCATGCAGATAAGATATCTGTTTGTTAGTAGTCAGTCTTGTTGCTAAGTTGCCAGTAGGATCACCCGGATTCCTGACAGAGTTTGAACCACCACCTGTATTTGTATCCGGCTCATCATCGAAAGGATTCATAATCGCTTCACGAAGTTTACCTATTTCCCTCACTGTATGATGGTAGTTGTACCATTCGGATTCAACTTTTTTAATAGTTATTTTCGTTGGTTTTATTGTTGTTGTCACTGAATCACCTCTTATTCAAATACTGTTCCGAGATATTTAATATCTTGTACATCTTCTGGATTGTTATCAATATCTAGAAAATAACGGTTGATTGCATTTGCAACCAAGTTGATATCTTTGTATTCTGTAACTACTTTAAAAGTGCCATCGTTGTACATTACCGTGTACGTTATTTCCCATAAATGCTTTATCATTACTTAACCACCTTCTTTACATAAACAGCCTCATACCAGCTGTGAATATGCTGCATAGGCTTTACGCAGATAAAACCCTCGTCTTCTTTGTTTCGGCATATCTGCAGGAACTTAACTTTATCCTCATGCTTCACTATGCTAATAGCTCGCATTTCTCACTACCCCGTTTAAGGCTTCGATATAAGTCCATTCGAGTGTATATAGTCTTACTTCGTCTATATTTCTTCCATCGCTAGTTTGATAGATT